TGAAAAGAAATGAATCTGACGCTGGCGCCGTCACGACTGGGGCTGTGGTGTCAGCAGGCTCAGGTAGAGATTCTGCTGCAAAACTCGTAACTGTAATGCTGGTGACAATGCCAAATGCTGAGTTTTCTATCATTGCAGCGTCCCCGTACTAATTTCAATCATCTCGGTCGGCGAATACTCGGTGCGAACGCCATTGCTGTATTTAATGTCGAAAAGGTAAGAGCCAATAGCAAACTGGCTAGTGTCAACATCAATACGGAAAGTGCCAGCGGCCGCATCGATCATGACGAGGCCGGCACTATCTTGAAAGCGCGCAACAGCAACGGAGGAATCTTTTTTATAGAGTCGAGCAATAACACTAAATTCAGACAAGTCCTGAGGGGAGCCATCTTCTTGGCTAGCAGTGCACTGTAACGAGAACGTTTGGCCCTGTTTGATACTGAGCATCACAATTACCTAGTCGTAATCGTGCTGATGTAGGAAAGCGATTGAATGGGCCGCTCTTTGGCGGTTTACGACAGTTTAACACCCTAGTTCATTTTTGTAACTGAATTGTATCTTGTGATTCGTTTAAATTTTTTTCTGTAGAAAACCGCTAAATTTCAGAAAAGTTCCTAAGTTAAAAATATCCGAAATTCTAACAATTAAGAGGTTTTCACTATGTTTGATCAACCAACAACAGTAGTAGCGGTTCTGGTGCTAATTATAGCCGCGATTTTTCTGGCAAAATTCGCATTGCGATATTTAATAGACTGGATAAACGCACCAGAAAATAGGCGTTTCCGAATTTTTGGCGGGGCCTTAATTATCACATTCAGCATGGGGGTGATAGCGAATAACGAGGTCATAGAAAGCAGGGAATTTGAGCGATGCATGATTGTCAGAGATAGTTACCCTGGGTGCGCTATTACTGTAATAAGGAGGATGTTGAAGTTAGCAGCCGCCCCGCATGATGAAAAGGAGGGTTCGAGCCAAAGGCTCAGGACGACTGCTTACTCAATACTACCCTATTAACGGATCAATTGAATGAGCATAAATGATTATTTTAGGGGTGCTGGATAAGGTTTACGCTATTTGAGATGTAACGAAATAAAAAACCGCCGATATGGCGGTTTAGACCTAAAAAGCTAAAGTGAGGCGATTGCCTGAAGCTTAGTCAGCTCAGCCTGGAGGGCTGCCAGCTTACTTTCTTTTCGATCTGAGAAAGAGGAATTGTAAATTGGCTTATCATCCGGACCATCTATTCGTGTCAATACAGCTAGCAAGTCCATTTTAGAGGTATCGCCCTTCACACTACCCCACTTACTGAACATATTAGGTTCGAGAACCGCAGAATACGTTTCACCGGGCTCAATGCCACCGGCTATCGTAAAGTTAAAATCTTCGACCAAGTGCGGGACTGATCTTCCTGATTCAACTAATCGAGATGAAAAATAGGCTCTAGAGATAGCCGTGTCAGTATTATTCGTGAGACTAATCTCTATAACAGGCTTCTCCATGTACTTGGTTGATTTTATATAGAATTTTGCATCAAAAGTTGGAACCTTACTTTCGAGCAAGGCAAGAGCATCTAACGCTTCTTTCTTCTCTTGCTCTAATTGTTCAATTTCCTTTTGAACCTCGACCGCCCTGAGCTTAGCTTCTGCAATCTTTTCAGCTTCACGCTTTGCTTTGATCTCATCGCGCTTCATTAAAATTTGCGTCTTTGTCAGCCCATGCAGCTTGGTTGATGCACTTTGAATTGCTAAATCAGGATTTGCAGCTATTTGAAAAATATTACCTGCACCGTCAAATGCAATAACCATAATCGCCTTTTGAAGCTCCTCTCTTTCTGCCACCGTCAGATTTTCTTTCATCTTAGCCATTGAGGCTTGAAGAGCTTCTTTTGATGTTGCATCAATCGTGACTTCACCACATCCGATCAATACCATTGTTAAAATGGCAATAACGACCTTTTTCATAATCTTCCTTAATAGATATTTATTATATTGATAGCTGTTAATGGCACTATCGCCCTATAAGCTACCAGTTTCTGCAACATGGTCAAGAACGGGCTGAACAAACATTTCTCGATTATTATTAACCACTTCTTGAACGCTGGCCCCGTCGAGTGCTTTTATCTCTATCGACTGCTGAATGACTACCTCACCACCACGACCGGCAGAGTCAGCTGGCGGGGTTATCGAGTTATTTGGTAGTCCTTGGTCAAATGTAGTTGCGCCAGACAGCCCCCCTCCTCCACCAATGCCTCCAGACTCTAATTGCTGCAAGCGCATTAAACCTGCGGCCACGGCAGCAGTAGCTGCAAGCGCACCAGCCGGTGGCCCACCCCATTGAGCCGCCCATTTGTAAGCATGCATTGCAGCCTCTGTGGTGCTGATACCTATGTTAATTTTTGCAGCAAGTTTCCCAATCGCTGCCAGCTTTTTGTTTCCAGACTGGCTAAGAGTTGCGAGATCGGCAAAGAAGGTTTTTGTTCCATCAACATGACTTCTAAATTCACTGGACTTTAGAAACGCCATGCGCTCTTGATGTTCCTTTTCATTTCGCTCTAGAATATCGTGGCCATCTTTTTGAGCAGTAACTGCCGGATTTTCAGCCCCATCACCTGAGCCGAAGCCCATTTTGGCGGCATCATTAGCTACTTTTTCGGCCGCAGCCTGAGATTTTGCCCGAATCTCATCGAAAAATTTCTCAATTTTATCTGTTGGCAAATCTTCCATTGCCAGTGAATGCAGCTCATCTTTTAGCTCTTGTGTTCGTTCTGCTGCACCTTTTGCCAATATAGATAGCGCGTTATTGGAAACATCGATTTTCATCGAGTCTGGAGCAAACAAGTTTATGGTATCGGCCACGGTGTTTTGTAGCTGATCCATACTGACTATGGTTTCAGAAACAAATGCCGAAACAACATATTGCGTTGCTTTAAAGGCTATTTCTATACCTCGAATGCCATTGCCCAGGTACCCAATGCCAATAGTGATCATTTCTAAGCCATCGATTACCTCGTCTCTAAAGCCATCGGCTCCTTTTGTCGCATCCGTAAACATATCGGCAAAAGTTGTAACGAGCGGGGCCATTTCCACTGTCAATGAGTTACTAAAGCCGGTGAATGCGGCAGAAGCCCGGGTCATTGCATCATTGGCGGCCTCTACTTTTGCTGCGTCAATTCTTGAAAGAGTGAGACCTAGTTCCCGAGCTTCTTCTTTTAATTGATTTATTCCCTCGCTACCAAGCTTGGCAGTATTGATAAGCGAGACACCCTCGCGACCAAAAACAGCAGCGGCAAAAGCAGCCTGCTCTTGCTGTGTGTTCATTCCGGCTATCTTGTCTGCAAGTATATTAAACTGGTCGGCTGGTTTTTTTCTGAAGAAGTCTTCAGTTGCAAGATCATACTTTTTGAGCATGGCTGCGCTGGCACCCAAGCCCATCTCGGCCTCACCCATCCGCTTAACCATGCGCTCGATGGATGAATCTAGTTTTTGCTGGCTAACACCCGTCAGCTCAGCGGCGTGGCGAAGCCCTCCTAAGTCTTCAGTAGTGATACCTAGCCGGTCGGACTGTTTTGCCAAAGCATCGATATTTGCGCTGGCTTGCTTATAAATAACGGCAAGCGAAGCCGCAGCAGCACCACCTAGGGCAGCAAAGGTTTTACCAGCTGTATTTACATGCTCTCGGGTTTCCTTAGCCCAATCTCGGGTTTTCCCTTTTGCACGTTTTAACTCACTGTTAAAAGCAGCTGATTTTGCGGTTAAATTCACCACCAATTCAGCAACGGAAAGCGTCTTTTTTGCCATGTTTATTTGCCGTTCAGCATTTTCAAGGATTGACTAAGCATGCGCATCGATTCAACAGATGGAGTCGCGAGTGATTGTGATATGGTTCGTTCTGGAAATATATCTGAAGGCTTTAAGGCGTTATGTTCTGTCAGACGGCCAATGAAATTAGCCAATGTCGCCGTGATCACACCTGCTCGGTGATTTTCTACTCTAAACCCCCACGGTTCTAATGAAAAGAAGGCTTGCCAGTCTTCCATTTCTTCAATTGTGAGTGATTCAAGTAAATCACTCACCCTAGGAATACCTAGGGCAAGTGCTAGTCGATGGTAGAATATCTTTTCAGGGTGATCGTTTAGGGCTTTACGGCATCTGCGCCTTCTTTTTTAACGATGCCGTTAAACTCTAAAATGCCAGTGTAGAGCGCGGTAATTGCCTCCGCGTCCTGACTAGCCAGCAGATTTAGATCATCATCACTGAACATACGAGAGCCATCTTCGTTAACAACAGCACGAACGATGGTTTGCAGCGCTGCATTTTGCGCAGTGCTCTGGTCCGAATAATATTCAGCTAGCTCATCACGCTCTGCAACTGATAATTTCTTAACCAATAACGATCCGCCCCACTGCTCAACGTCCACTTCAGTGGTCTTCAGTTTCTGAGATTTAATGTCGGTTAGCGTGAGCATCATTAAGCCTTAGACTGTGCATTAACATTAAGCGTAAGCGTGATATAGGTTCCATCTTTTATCGCTGGAGCCGTCTCTAGCTTTTGCACCCATGCTGTAATCGTTTGGGTTTCGATTACTTGGCCATTCAAAGCATACTTATATTCCCAGTTTGCTTCTTCACCACTGTCGAGCAGACTGAATAGATTCGCAATCTCGGTATTGGTTGAGTCAGCCTCAATTTTGAAGGCTAGTGGACTAACCTTTTTCATACCTGCGCGGGTGGTTTCGAAGTCGCTAGCCGCACCAGAGTTATCATTGGCTGCGCGCTCAATCGATACCGCTGGCAATGGATCTTTCAACTCACCGATCAGATTAAATGTTCCCGGTGTGCCACTGTCTTCTAATCCAAGTGAGGCAACACCAGCGCTAATATCAGACATATTAAGTCTCCCGATATGTACAAGTTAAGGTTATGGTTGTGCGGTGTTCCCGCGTTTTTTCATCAAAAAACTGTGATGTATCCAGCACTTCGATAAGATTAAAGTCGATTGCCTCACGAGTCCCTTTGAACCCATGGACTTGGCTCACTAAGGATTGAGCGACCACCCTCATTTGAGTGTATTTAGGCAAAAAGACATCAATTTGAATATCAGCCTTCTTTTTACCCTCTACACCAGAGCCATCAAGATCAGCCGGACGGTCGTCCACGAAATAGCGAACAGCAGGCCCTTTTACTTTTTCCGGCACTATTCCTGGGTAAATATGATGGCCGAAGGTGTCCGCTATATCTGGGTTTTCCAAAATAAGAGAATAAATGGCGCTATCTATCATCGCTTTGCCTTCTCAATATTCTTTTTGAGCTTTGTGGCGAATCGATCAATTACACCAGCCACGTGCCTTTCTGCTGTTTTATTCATCCAATGCATAGGCAAGATGTATTTCGTGCCATAGTTCAACATTGCAGCCCAGTAAGCGTGAGCTTTGCTGAACACACCCACCTTGATCTTTGTGGCATGGTCACCATCTGCCTTTACGCCTCTGCGCTTAATGGTTTCAGCAAGGTGCACTCGACCAACTTTATGCTTGTTATTGCTACGCTCCGGTGAATCATCAAATGGGGCGCTAGCTTTCATATCATCCAGCATTGGTTTTGAGGCATACATCATCGCGTTTTTAAGCGCCTTCTCTGCTGTTTGATAGTCAAGTTGTTTAATGGCATCTTCTAAGCCATCCAGCCCTTGAATAATGTCATCATCCGCCATGCATAAAAGCCGTGATCTTAATCGCTTCTCGAGTGCCGTCCGGATCATGCGCATCAGCGATATTTAGCAGTTTGCCATCCCAGTTGATGCGCATATTGTTATCAACCCCATCAATGTGGTGACAAATAAACCAATAGGTGGCTACCGATACCAATCGGCCACCTGCATCCAATTCACCAGCTGTTTTATTGGTCACCTTGGCCCACGCCTTAGTGAATTCTTGCCATTCAACCTCGTCTTCACCAAGGGTGTTTTTGGTAG